CCTGCTTCACATTCAACACATGGCTCATCATCAACATAACACTCACCATTACAATGTGAGCATATTTCTTTAGATATCATTGTATACTCCTTCCTAGTATTATAACATTTTATCTAAATCGGTAAACGGATAATTAATCGGTTTACTCTTATATAATTCTCTCTTTAACTTACTTAACCTCTTTCGTCTTTTTATTCTCTCAGCTTTTTCCATTACAATCATGTCTGATATTCTTCTAATTTCGGCATAATATTCATGTACTTCGTGTGGTGGTCTAGCCCAATCTCTTGGTCTAAAACCATAATAATCCTTATAGATATCACTATAAATGCCAGCAATTTCTTGTAGTTCAATCATTTGATCTACAGTCAGTACAGTATGCATCTTTAACTCCTTTCGGTTGACGTTAAGGCGAGGCGAAGCCGAGCCACATTTTTTTGCAAAAATTTGAGATTAGCCAGATTACCGACTAATCTCGAAATATGTATGTTACTAGATAACTGGATCTAGTTTGTGATTGTTTTCATGTAACCACAGTTGAGCCTCAGTAGGCTTTGTCATAGTTTTGAAAGACTTTGTTGGCTTGTTCTTTGAAACATATTTTACATATGCTTTGCCAATTACATCAAAATAAAACTGCTTTTTTGCATCAATCATAACAGTTTTTAAGTCAATCGAATATTGATAGTTAGATATCAATTTATCCTTGCCACTAAGTTGTGACATTAGAACTTCCAATCCTTGCATTGATGCAGTTGCTGGATTGATATGTTCAGAGCCAGTCTGTGCTTGGATTTTCTTTTTCTCAAGTTGTACCTGATCTAGCTTCTTTTCTAAGTTAGCTTTAGCAAACTCAAGTTTTGATATCTCTGATGATAATTCAACATCTAAGTTGTACATATCATCATTGTCAATCATTGGCTTGTATATAATCTTCATACCAGTCAAGATTGATTGTGTCATTTGATCTAGAGTGACTTCTCTTTTTGATTGTTGATCCATAGTTATACTACCTTTCCGAATCATGTTCTCTTGATTCTAGCAATCTATGATTGCATATCTCTCATCACACTTTTTCCAGCATTACACAAATACTTGGCAGTTACTGCGACCACTTGCAATACAATGTACCAGCAGGGTTGGGTTCCCTGCTGTGACAAGAGAAGTCATGGCAAGTTGTCTATTTGTGTTATGCGCAGATAAAAGTGTTTTTGTTTCACTGGCTAGGTTGCAAAGGATTTAAGAATCCTTTGTATTACAGCGTGTCGGAGACACGAGGCGAGGCGAAGCCGAGCCTTTTTTTTGAGTGAGTTGACAACGAGATCTAGCCATGATACGTGTAAGAGGCGTGAAGAATATACCAGCAACAAGTGATCTGACCGACAAGCAAAAGAAGCTTGTTGATACTATCGTAGCCACAGGGTGCAGTATCACAGAAGCATCAAAAATCGCTGGATATTCAACAAAAGAAAGTGGTCGTGTGACTGCGTCACGAACCCTACGAATCCCAAAGGTACAAAAGTACATGATGGATCAAATAGCAAAGACGATTGGTCTGGGTGCAGTCAGTGCATCACACAAGATGATCCATCTGTCACAACATGCACGAAGTGAGTATGTGCAACTCGAGGCTAGCAAAGACATACTAGATCGAGTAGGACTGCGTACACCAGACAAGGTACAACACGCTGTGCTAGGTGATATAAAAGTAAACATAGACCTGACCTAGTGGCAGGGGGGGTTAAAAACTACAACTGTACGTAGTGATACATATCTCACACACAACAGAGTTCAAAAAGGTACGATTGTGAGTTTACTGTACCAATACATAAGATAATATCTCATTGACGCAAAGAAAGACCTGATATAAGGTTAGCTAAGACTGGTTAAGTCAGCGTTGGTGTTGCAACACATTACTTACTAGTCTAAAAATATTTTTGTAAAGGAGAGTATTATTATGCCTATGGGAAAAGGAACTTATGGTTCGCAAAGAGGGAGACCTTCAAAAGCTGCTAAGTCAAAGAAAATGACACCAGCAATGAAGATGAAGATGATGGCTATGAAAAAGAAGAAGAAGTAATGCCTAAACATACAAAGAAAGCTAAAAATACTAAATTAGCAGCCATGTATGGTGATAAGAAAAAGATCACAAGAGGTGATATCATCATGGCTATTAGAAAAAAAAAGAAAAAAAACAACAAATAGATGAAAGACATAACCAATGGTAAAGAAATCAACTGTTAATAAGTCTGGAAACTATACAAAGCCGACATTACGAAAGAGATTATTCAATTCCATCAAAGCTAGTGCTGTTCAAGGTACTGCTGCTGGACAATGGTCTGCTCGTAAAGCACAACTACTAGCTAAAAGATATAAAGCAGCTGGTGGTGGCTACAAATAATGTCAAAGACTAGACGACAACAATCACTTACAGCATGGGGAAAGCAGAAATGGCGTACTAAGTCAGGTAAAAAATCGTCTGAAACAGGCGAAAGATACCTACCTAGTTCTGCTATTAAGGCATTAAGTGCGTCTGAGTATGCTAGAACCACAGCTGCAAAAAGAAAAGCCAAGAAGTCTGGGAAACAATTTAGCAAACAACCAAAAGGTATTGCTGCTAAAGTAAAAAAGTATAGAAGTTATTAATGGTAGCGAAGAAATATCAAAATCCAAAAGGTGGATTGAACGCTGCTGGTAGAAAATACTTCAAAAGGAAAGAGGGTAGTAATCTAAAATCACCAGTAAAACGAGGAGTGAACCCAAGAAGAATATCTTTTGCTGCTCGTTTCGCTGGTATGAAAGGTCCAATGAAAGATGATAAAGGTAGACCAACTAGAAAAGCGTTGGCACTTAGAGCATGGGGATTTAGGAGTGTAGAATCTGCTAGAAACTTTGCAAATCGTCATAAAAAAAAATAATGAGTAGTAAAGCCAAGATAAAAGGCACTAGAGTAGAAAGAGAAATAGTAAAATTATTTGAAGATCTAGGGTACAGTTCTCGTAGACAACCCATGTCAGGTGCTATACAAGACTTTCCACATGATGTTTATGTTAATGACCTATTTGATGGTACAACTATAGAAGTTAAGGCTAGAAAGAATGGTCAAGGATTTAAACAACTAGAAGATTGGAAAGGTTCTGCTGATATTTTAGTCTTGAAAAAAGACTTTAATCCACCTAGTGTGTACCTAGATTGGAATTTATTTAAGGAGTTTTTAAATGTCTACAGACAACATAGATTCGGAAGTGAATCTAGAGAACAGAAAACTGTTTCCTCTAACTTTTCAAGAGAGGCAACGATTAAGAAAGATCGTAAAAAAAGTTCACCTAAAATTCCTTCCAGAAAGTTCAGTAACGGACAAGGAAGCAGACAAGTTAATAGAATCTCTTGGACCAAAGATAAGAGAAAAATTGCTAAAAGAACATTTAGACAAGCTGTAAATGGTCAAGTTCGATTACAAACCCAATGGAGAAACGCTAAAGACATTTCTAAAGGGGAATGAGTTTTTTCGTGGACTAAGAGGTCCAGTTGGTAGTGGTAAATCAGTTGCTTGTTGTATAGAAATATTCAGAAGAGCATTACAACAAACACCAGCACCCAATGGTAAAAGAAAATCTAGATGGGCAGTCATCAGAAATACTAATCCTCAGTTAAAAACAACTACAATCAAAACTTGGTTAGACTGGTTTCCTGAAACACAGTTTGGAGTGTTTGCTTGGTCAGTACCATATACACATTATATCAATGTTGGTGATATAGAATTAGAAGTTATATTCTTGGCTTTAGATAGACCTGAAGATGTCAAAAAATTATTATCATTAGAACTTACTGGTATATGGATTAACGAAGCAAGAGAGTTACCTAAGAGTATTATAGATGCTTGTACTATGCGTGTAGGCAGATATCCTTCTATGCGTGATGGTGGTGCATCATGGTATGGTGTTATAGCTGATACCAACGCACCAGAAGAGGATCATTGGTGGGCAGTTATGTCAGGAGATGTACCTACACCTGAACATTTATCAAGAGAAGAAGCATTAATGTTAGTTAAACCTGATAACTGGAAGTTTTTTACTCAACCATCTGCAATGTTAGAAAACAAAGACGATAAGAATAATCTAATTGGTTACAAGAACAATCCTAAGTGTGAAAACAACAAAAACCTTACAAAAGATTATTATGAAAACATTATCAGAGGAAAACAAAAAGGTTGGATAGATGTTTATGTTATGAATAAACTTGGAACTATCGAAGAAGGTAAGCCTGTCTACACATCTTGGAATGAACAAGTACATATGTCAAAAGAAAATATAGAACCTTATAGTTCTACTGTATTTATTGGTATTGACTTTGGTTTGACACCAGCAGCAACCTTTGGACAAAGATTAGTTACAGGACAATGGTTAATATTACAGGAGTTAGTATGCTTTGATATGGGTGTAACTAGGTTTGCAGAACTACTAAAACACGAAATAGCAAAGAACTATAAAGGATTAGACCTAGAAATATATGGTGATCCAGCTGGTGATTTTAGATCTCAAACAGATGAAACAACACCTTTTCAGATACTTAGACATATGGGTATAAGAGCAATACCAGCACCATCTAATGATGTAAGTCTTAGAATAGAAGCTGTAGAAGCAGCATTAACAAGAATGGTAGAAGGTAAAGCTGGATTCTTATTGAATTATAACTGTGTTAATTTAAAAAAAGGTTTCAATGGTGGTTATCATTATAGAAGATTACAAACATCAGGTGATAGATATGATGAAAAACCTATGAAAAATAAATATTCTCATATACATGATGCTTTACAATACATGATGCTAGGTGCTGGTGAAGGTAAAAGTCTTACAGCTGGTAGATCAAAAGCAGCAACTGTTGTCAAAACTAGACAATGGAATGTATTTGATAATAAAAAAAGAAGGAAATCAGTATGGCAAAACAAACTAGGTATTTAGTATATTTTTACGAAAATGATGATTATCATAGACACACTAAATTTTTTAAGAAAGGATTTAAACATTGTGGAGTTTTATCGTATGATGATGATGCTAAGCATTGGCTTCTTATTGAGTATATTTTTGGTCATATAATGGTAGAAGTATTACCAGATAACAAAATAGAACCTTTGTTTAGATTATTTAAAATGAGAAATGGTGTTGTATTACAAGGCGATATACAATCCAATACAACAAAGTTTCCGTCTATATTAGGTAGTTGGATTAAAGAACATTCTTGTGTTAGTTATGTACAAAGAATACTAGGAATGAACAAATGGTGGGTATTTACACCCTATCAATTATATTGTGCGTTGAAAAAGGTTAAGTTTTCTGAAATAGAATTATAGTATGGGTAGTTTATTTGGATCTAGGACACCTCGTGAAACTGAGGCAGAAAGACAATTAAGAGAAGATAGAGAAGAAAGAATTAGAGAAGAAGAAGCTGAAAGAGAAAGACTAGAAGCTGAAGCTGAAAGACAAAAAGGTAGACGAGCAAAGGGTATGGTAGGTATGAGATCTCTATTCTCAAGAGCTGGTGGTAAAGGATTTTTTTACGAGGGAAAAGAAGTTGAGTAGTCAAAGTGGAACATCTACAGGAGCTGGTGGTGGTGCAAGTTCTGTGCCAAAAAAAAACAGATTTGGCAGTAGTGATGATGTAAATAAATCTATTGCAAAAAGAGCAGATCAATTTGCACAACAACAATTAGATATACAAAAAACATATTCAGGACCAAACAAACAAACTGTAACTGGTTATAGATCAGGAACTGGTAATCAAATGTATGGTGCTGAATATAACCAAGCAAGAAATAGATATTTAGCAAGTATTGGTGCTGGAACTTTCAATGAAGAAACAGGACAATTTACAGCTGGTGTACAAACAGATAAAGGATTAACATTTACAAATGCTACTAGAGGTGCTTACCAAGCAACTAAAAACATAAGTATACCTTTATCAAAAGAAATGTATAAGTCTCAACAAAAATTTAAAATGGCAGTATTAGGTGGTGCAACTTTAATAAGTGGTATGCCATCATTCTTTACAGCTGGACTAATGACAAACCAACCTTATGAACAGTTTGTTCAAAATAGAGAATCTGGTATACAAAGAAATGTAATACAAAATAATCAAACAAGAAATAACCAAAATAATAATCAAACAACTTATAGGCAGACTGGTGGTGATGCTTCTGTTATGGAAGAAGTACAAAAAAGAAATCAAAAACTTGCTAATACTGCTGCATCAACTGCCGCAGAATCTAGAAACTTCTATGCATCTACTGGTAGAAGCATAAAAGCTAAAAGAATATCGAGTTTTGCATAATGGCATATGTACCAATAGCTCAACCCCCTGTAGAAAATTATGATACTGATAATAGAGTAGCATCATTTATAAAAAAATATAAAGAAGCAGAACAAATACACGATCATTGGAAAGATAAATATGAAGAAGCATATGAATATACTATGCCTCAAAGAGAATCATTCTACGAAGAAACTATAGGCGAAAGAAGAACAGATAAAATATTTGATGAAACTGCTGTTGTAGGTATACAAGAATTTGCTAGTAGATTACAAGCTGGTATTGTTCCTACTTATGGTAGATGGGCAAACTTACAAGCTGGTACTGAAATACCTGATGAAGCAAAACCAATTATAAACGAACAGTTAGATAAAATAACTGAATATGTTTTTGAAGTATTAGCTAACTCAAACTTTAATCAAGAAATACATGAAGCCTTTATGGATTGTGCTATAGGTACAGGAGTATTACTAGTAGAAGAAGGAGATGCATTAAGTCCAATAAACTTTACTGCTGTTCCTTTACCTAGAGTAATGTTGAATAATGGACCTGACCAAAAGATAGACACAGTATTTAGAAAGAGAACTATGCGTTATGATAAAATTATGATTGCATATCCTAAAGCTGAAATGTCTGAAAAGATGATGAAAAGAATTATGGACACACCAACAGAACAAGCAAATATAGTTGAAGGTGTGTTTAAAGTTTATGATGAACCTAATGTAGAAAAATATAAATATTGTGTTGTTTGTATGACAGATCAAGAATTAATTTTAGAAAAAGAGTTAGAAGGATCAGGATCTAATCCTTACATAGTATTTAGATGGAATAAAGCTAGTGGCGAAGTATATGGTCGTGGACCAGTATTTAATGCTATGGCAGCAATCAAAACTACAAACCTTACAGTAGAACTAATATTACAAAACGCCCAAATGAATATCTCAGGTATATATACATTTGAAGATGATGGTGTAATTAATCCTGATACAATAACCCTAACTCCGGGTAGTCTAATTCCTGTAGCACCAAACAGTAGAGGATTACAAGCACTTCCAGCAGCTGGTAGATTTGATGTAGCACAATTAGTATTAGGAGATATGAGGCAGAATATTAAAAAAGCATTATACATGGAAACATTAGGTAGACCTGAAGGTACACCAATGTCAGCTACTGAAGTATCTCAAAGAATGGCAGATCTATCTACACAGATAGGATCATCATTTGGTAGACTACAATCAGAACTAATAACACCTTTGCTTAGAAGAGTTATAAGAATATTAATTAAGATGGGTAAGATAGATATACCTAAAGTAAATGGTAGAGAAGTAAAAATAGTATCTACATCACCATTATCTCAAGCACAGCATGAACAAGATGTACAAGATGTTCTTAGATTCTCATCTATACTTGCTCAAACATTTGGACCACAAATGCTTAATTTAGTAGCAAAACAAGATGAAATGGCTAAATATTTAGCTGAAAAGATGGGATTACCTGAGAAACTAATTAGAGATGCTGGAGAACAGCAAGAACTGCTTTCACAGTTGCAAAATCAACAACAACAAGCTAATATGGCTCAAAATGAGCTGGGAATCCCTCAAGACCAAACAGGACAACAGTCCTGATTCAGAAATAGATATACTATTCGCAACACTATTTAATCTTCCTAATGGTAAAAAAGTATTAGACTATTTAGAAAAGATTACTATAAAAGCAAATGTATCACCACAAACACCTAGTAGTAACTTGTGGCATTTAGAAGGACAAAGATATTTAGTAAACTTAATTAAAAATAAAATAAGAAAAGGATCAAAGAAGAATGACTGAAGAACAAACACCAGATAATCTAGAACAAACTACAGATAATACACAAGCTCCTGTAGAAAGACCTGAGTATGTTCCTGAAAAGTTTTGGAATAAAGATACTAATGAAATCAATGTTGAAGATTTAAGTATATCTTATAATGCCTTAGAAAAGAAACTAGGATCTAGAACAGAAGATCTATCTAAGCAAATTAGAGATGATATAGAACAAGAAAGACTATCATCTGCACCTGAAACTTATGAAATAAAATCACCTGAGTTACCTGACAATATACAGTTAGATATTAATCCTGAAATGCCATTACTACAATGGTGGCAAGAACTAGCAAAGTCAAAAGGATTATCACAAGATGAATTTAATTCAGGTATAAAAGCATTTGCAGAAAATGAAGTAAATGCATTACCAAACCAAGAAGAAGAAATGAAACTACTTGGTGAAAATTCAAAAGAAAGAGTAGAATCAGCTGACCTATGGGCAAAGAAAAACTTATCACCTGAAGGATATGAAGCAGTTGCAGAACTTGCTTCTACTGCTATGGGTGTAAAAGTAATAGAAGAAGTAATGAAACTTACAAAAGATGCTCCTATGCCACAAACAGAAACAAGGATTGATGTAGAGCCTGATAAGATAGATTTAAGATCTATGATGGCAGATCCAAGATACTGGAAAGATGGTGAAAAAGATCCAGCATATATAAGAAAAGTTACTGATCTATATGAGAAATACGAAGCCAAAAAAACAGCGTAGAAAAGTAAAAGTATTATGGAGAGATGCCATTAGTCATGCTGAATGGTGTTATCCTAGTGAAGTAAAAAAATATAAACCAGCTATAAATACAACTGAAGGGTATCTTCTTATAAGAAATAGTGAAGTAACCATAGTCTATATGTCTTACAATGATACAGATATAGGTGATATATGTGTCATACCTACAGAGAATGTTAAGACAATAACATTTGTGCGTTGATCTTTTCCTAAAAATATGCGTCTTTCTTACTAAGACCTTAATGGCTTTCTGATATGCCTTTCATAGATAACATATCAAGACCAAAGAGATAATCGAATATTAACAATTAGAACACAAAGGAGAAACTATGAGTTCGCAAATCAGTAATGCTTTTATCACTCAGTTTGAAGCTGAAGTGCATATGGCATATCAAAGAATGGCGAGTAAACTCAAAGGTCTTGTTCGTACAGTTAATGGTGTATCAGGAGAATCTGTAAAGTTCCAAAAAGTAGGTACTGGCGAAGCTACAAGCAAAGCTAGACACGCTGAGATAGTTGCAATGAATATATCACATTCAAATGTAACTGCTACACTTTCAGATTTCTACGCATCAGATTATGTCGACAGGCTTGATGAGTTGAAAACTAATATTGACGAAAGAGCTGTGATAGCTAACAACGCTGCATATGCTCTTGGAAGAAAGACAGATGACATTATCTTAGACGCAATGGCATCAGCAACTACTCTTGCAAACAATGCTGGAGCTTCAGGTGCTTCACCAGCTACAGACATGAACATTGACAAGATCAAAGAAATGCAAGAGTTCTTTGGTACAAACTCTGTGCCAGATGACAATGCTAGATATTGGGCAATCGGTCCTTCACAATGGTCAGACCTTTTGGCTGACGACCAATGGACAAGAACTGAATACTTAGGAAATAACGAATTACCTTATGCTGGTATGAACTATACCACTAAGAGATTCTTAGGATTCTTATTCTTCGTACACTCAGGTCTTAAGACATCAGGTTCTACAGACAGACACACTGTGTGTTGGCATAAATCTTCAATGGGATTAGGAGTAGGTTCAGAAGTAAGAACTGAAGTAAACTATATTCCTGAGAAAGTAGCACACCTAATGACTTCTTATTTATCAATGGGATCAACTTTAATTGATGACAATGGTATAAGAATTCAGAAATGTGCAGAATAGGAGTAAATTATGGCATACGCATTAGACAATCCTGTTAAAAAAATAACACAAGCTGGTGATAGCAATTCAATCTTTTACTATACAGATGGAGATGCTACATCAACTGTTGTAGGTAGTGGTTACTTTAACCTCTCAGCTACAGAATTTAAACAAGGTGATATGATCCTTTGTGCCAATGGTATAGGTGGCACTATAGAATCTGACTTACTTGTTGTAACTTCTGCAAGTGGAGCAACAACTGTAACTACTGCTAAATTAGCATAACACTATGAGGGGGGTTTATCCCCCCTTTTAATTTGGAGATATTATTATGGTAATGATGAACATAGCGAAGAGTGCAGTAAGTAGTGTTAGAGCTTTATTAAAGAAAAAAGGTTTAAAAGACGCTGTAGATGTAACTACAAAAAAAGCTAAAGCAGTAGGTGCAAAAGCAACTGCAAAAGCAAAAGAAACAGTTGAAAAAGCAAAACCAGCTGTTAGAAAAGCAACTGCAAAAGCAAAAGCTACAGGAATGGTAGCTAGAGATAAAGCTGAAAAAGCAGCAAAAAAAGTTTCAGAAAAAACACCAGAACCAGTTAAAAAAGCAGCAAGAGCAGTAGGAAAAGGAGCTTCAGCTGTAGGTAAAGCTGCTGGTACTGCTGGACTTGCTATTGGTAGTGCTGGAGCTGTAGGTGGTTCTGCATTAGGTGCTGCTACTGGAGCTGTTGGTGGAAGAGCAGTTAGAGCTGTTGGAGATAAAATAAGAAAAATAAAAGGTAAAAAACCAAGAACAGCAGATCAAAAAGCATTTAATGAAATGACAGATACTGTTAGTGGTGCTGTTGGTGGTGCTGCCATTGGTGGCATTGGTGCTTTAGCAGCAACTGGTGCTTTAGCTGCATCATTAATAAAAACTAATCAACCTAAAGAATCAGGATATACAGTAAAAAGACTTTCAGATGGTAGATTTAGTACAACATTTCAAGATGCAAATGCTAATGCAGTATTTTCATCAAAACAATTATCACCAAAAGATATAGCAGATGTAAGAAAAAATGTAGCTGTATTAGATAGTATTGTATTAGGTGATAAGATAACCTTCTTAGAAAAACAAGAATTTATGGCTAGACTAAATTACTTAGCAGATAAATATGGAGTAAATAATATAACTGGTAAAAACTTATCTGTACTAATACCAGCAGTAGGTAAAGCATAAACTAATGGCAGTTACCAAAGTAGATATTGCCAGTAGAGCATTAATAATGATAGGAGCTAATCCTATCTCATCATTTACAGATGGTACAACTGAATCCCTTGTAGTAAATACAATCTATGAAGAAATAGTAGAATCTACTCTTACAAGAGCTAGATGGCGTTTTGCTACAGGACAACAACAATTATCATTCTTAACTGATACACCAGCTGGTAGATTTGAATATGCATATCAACTACCAACTAGTCCACAACTATTACAGATATTAGCTATTACAGTTAATGACCAACCAATACCTTATTCAAGATATGAAGATAAAATTTATATGAATAGTTATGGTAATGAGAGTACAGTCATCATGGATTATATATTTAGACAAGATGAATCATTATTTCCACCCTATTTTAGATTAGCTTTAGAACTAAAGTTAGCCAGTATATTTGCTGGTTCAATAGCTAGAGATTCTGCTCTAGTAAATGAGTTTGACCAACAAGCAGAAAGACAACTACTTATAGCTAAAAATATTGATGCACAAGAAACAACAACTAAGAGATTGTCAACTAATAGATTTATTAGCAATAGAAGGAGTAGTAGAAGTGGAATTGTTTCCTAATGCCAAGAAAAGTCAGACAGGTATATACTAACTTCTCAGCTGGAGAACTTAACTCAAATTTAAACGCAAGAACAGATGCTAGAGCTTACTTTGAAGGAGCAAAGCAATGTCGTAACTGGTTCTTACTTGATGAAGGTGGCGTTATGCGTAGACCAGCAACACAGTTTACTACAGCTCTTGTAGGTGAAACTAGAATCATACCATTTATATTTAGTAATGATGAAGTAGCTATATTTGCTTTTTCTAATAACAGATTAGATGTTTTTAATTCTAGTGGTACTGCAATACAAAGTAATATTACTAGTAATTGTAACTGGACTACATCTCAACTATTTGAATTAAACTTTGCACAGTTTGCAGATACTGTGTTTTTAACACATAGAGATAATCCTATAAGAAAAATAAAAAGAACATCAGCTAGTACATTTGAAGTTTCTGCTTATACTTTTGAAGAAGATACTACTGTAAGTGCTGGTGGTATAAATAAAACTACTGCACCTTTTTTTAAATATGCAGATGGTACTACAACACTAACACCTAGTGGTACTACTGGTAGTATTACATTAACTGCTTCTACAGATACCTTTGTATCTGCTCATAATGGTACATACATACAATTAGGTGATACACCAAAACAATTAAAGATTACTGGATTTACATCTGCTACACAAGTTACTGCTCAAGTATTAGAAGAATTACCTAATACAGATGCAGATGCAGATTGGGCAGAAGAACTTATATCTGCTGTAAGAGGATTCCCACAAGCTGTATCTTTTCACGATAATAGATTATGGTTTGGTGGTGTAAGAGATAGACCTTCAGCTGTTGTAGCTAGTCAAATAGGTGGATATTTTAATTTTGATCTTGGTACTGGATTAGCGAGTGAAGCAATCAATGTTGCTATTGCTGGTGATAAAGTTAATGAAATTAGACATTTTGTATCTTCTAGAAATTTACAAATCTTTACAGATGCTGGGGAATATTACATACCTACAAGTGGTAATACTGCTGCTGTAACGCCAAGTAATATAACATTTCTTAGACAAACACCTTATGGTTGCAATAGAGCAGCTCCTGTACCTTTTGATGGTGCTACACTATTTACACAAAAAAATGGTAAAGCTGTAAGAGAGTTTGTATTTAGTGATTTAGAACAAGCATATAAATCTACTGCTGTATCTGTATTATCTTCACAGCTAATAGATGCACCTAAACAAATATCTATGTTAACTGGTAACAATGAAAGACCTGAACAATTTGCTTTTTTTCTTAATAGTGGTAGTAACGAAAATGGTAAGATAGGTGTATTTCATAGTATTAGAGATGAAAAGATAGCTGGTTGGACTATGTGGGAAACTAAGTCAGGAGATGAATTTCATTCTATAACAGCTTTAAATCAAGATTTATTTGTAGTAAGCAAGAGAGTTTTACCATCTGGTACTAAATATCTATTAGAAAAGTTTAGTGATACAGACAATGTAACATTAGATTGTTCTACAACAACTACTGTATTTCAGAAAGGAACACCCCTTGTTAATGGTGGATCTCAATCAGGTAGTGTTTTAAATGTAGATGGTTTTACAACTGCACCAGCAATACAAGAAACTTTTACCATAGCTGGTAATGCAACTGAATATACTATAACTGCTGTTACAGCAACAAGTTCAGGACATACCCTGACCTTGAATAAAACATTAGCTGCAACACCAGCTGATAATGCTGCAATCACAATAGTAGATGGATTTATACATACAGTTAACGCTGTTTACGAAAATACTACACAAGTAAATGCTGTATTTGGTAATGGTTCTTTAGGCTTATATACAGTAGATTCTAACAATAGAATTACATTAAATAATGCACCTTTTCCTACAGGAGTTAGAGTAGGATTTAATTTTACACCAATATTAGAAACTATGCCTATTGATAAAGAAATAGAAAGTGGACCATTGACAGGACACCCAAGAAGGATTAATAAGGCTATAGTAGATATTTCTGAGGGATTAGACATAACCATGAAAGCAGCAGATTTAAGTTCTAAAGAATTAATAATACAACAAGTAGATTTTACAGCTAATACTGATTTACAGTCAGTCACAGGAAAAAAAGAGTTTAACTTCTTAGGATATAGTAAATCACCAACAATAACAATTTCACAAAACGATCCTTTACCTCTTAAAGTATTAGGACTAGCTATGGAGATACAATTCGCATAATGGGAGCAGTATTATCCTCTTCTTCTCTATTTTTATTAAGTGCTGGTGTATCTGCAATAGGTACAATATCTAGTATTAGGGCGCAACAAGCAGCACTACAAAGAGAAAACAAAAGAATAGAACAAGAAAGACTTGCAGCTAAGTTAAAAGCATTAGAAGAAGAAAATGCTAGAACTATTGCATTTAATAATGATTTAGCAAACAATTTAGCATTTCAATCTGTAGCTGGTTACTATGATGATTCTATGAGTTTTACTAATATTAACAAACAAGCCAAACAGAATATGTTAAAAGACATAGGTAACATTAGACTTGCTGGTAAATCTGTAGATGTAAAATATGACCAGATGAGATTGGAAAATAAATTTAAGTCACAGGATTTAACATTTGGAGGATATACTTCTGTATTAGCTGGACTAACAACTGGTTATGCAAACTATAAGTACTATAAAACTTAATGGCATTAACAAAAGGTAATAGACAAAATATAACTACAGTAACATCTGTACAAAGTCGTATGGGCGTTGTACCTACATATGCTGGTAGTGGCTTAGCAAATGCAGCTGAAGCTATAGGAGATACACTAACTGGTTTTGCTAAAAGACAAGCAACTATAGAAGAAGAAAAATACAAAGCACAGTTTGAAATAGATACTACAAAATATCTAACAGAACTAGCTAGAGAACACCCTCTAGAACCTGAAACCTTTACAAATAAAGCAGAGAGTTACATAAATACTATAGTAGAAAAAGCTCCACCAAGATTTAAAACTTATTCTGAAAAATATTCTAAACTTATGGCAGCCAGAGAAGGTGATGCTATATACAATAGGTGGTACAATAAGAACCAACAAGATTCTATAAAAATATTCACAGATGGTATAGATGTTTTTATAGACCATGAATTATCTACAATATCACAATTAAATAATGAAGAGTTTGATAAATACTGGATAGAACAATTACTACCTAACTTAGAAAATAAAATGATTTCTTATAATAATTTATATGAAAGTTTAGATCCTCAATATTCTGGTTCATTATCTTTACCTGATGTTTTTATGCAAGATGTAAAACTTAAATTTGAAAAAGCAAGAATATTTCAAAAAAGTAATAACATATTAGCACTTGCTAATGCACAAGATGTAGCAGAGTTTGGTGCTGGTCAAGTTCCTTATGGTACTGGTAAAAGTAATTTAGAAAAAGCACAAGCATATCTTATTAACACATTAATACCAGATTATATAAAAAATGCTGATGCTGATGACGGTATAGATGGTTTTTCTACATTAACAAATAGTACAAAAGGTGAGAGAGAAGAAATAGCAAATGATCTTGGTACTTACATAACTAATAATGTTTTACAATATGAAACAACACAAAAAGGTATAGACGAAGTACAAAAAGTAAATATTAAAACTAATTACAATCTTATGATGGACGAAATACAATCATTTCAAAATGAATACGCATTTAAAAATCCATCTGAACTTATTGGTATGGGTTTTGATGCAACACAAATAAAAGAAATAAATGATGCTTTAACACTTAATAGAGCTATTGTAGCAATATCAGCTAACTTAGATGATGGATTTAATATAGATCTTCATACTAATAATATTATGAATTATATAAACAATCAAAGTGGTGGTGATACAGATTATGAATATGCAGATGTAAAAAAAGCAGTAGTAGATTATCATATACTAAAAACTGTTTATGCAGAATCATATGCACAAAATGGATTTTTTAGTAATGAAGAAACTATGGCAAATATAGATTTAAGTTATGACATTAGAAATAATCAACCTAGTGAGCAACTAAACAGAGTAATAGAGTTTGCATCAACATATGGAGTAATGCCTGACATATTACAAAACTTTATAGATAGTGCTAGTGGATTAAACTATAAAGACGAAGTAGATAGACGATTGATTGCAGAAATAGCTGGTACAGTATATACCCTATCACAAAGAAGTGGTTTTAATATGATAGATGTAAATGGTCATAATATAATGCCTTTACTAGATTTACATGAAAAGATTAGCAACTTACCTAAAGATGCAAGAGTGTCACAAGAAACTGCATATGAATATTATTTTTCTTTAATGCAAAAAACACCTAACAATGTTAGTGAAATAAATGATCGTATTAATGAAGTATTATTAGGAGCAGATGGTGAAGATGATGATATCTTAATTAAAGAATTATTTGCAGAAGAAATACTAAAACGACAAGATATGTACGAAATATTTGGTTTAAAAATGGGTGCTGGTATGGGTGGTATAAATTTAAGTGATGATAAACTACAACAAGAATTACAATTTGTTGTATCTAAACATTATGATACTTTACTACTATACTTAAATTCTAGATATTTAAATCCTTATGAAGTAACAAGAAGTAATCTAAAAAAGAATATAGATGTTGCAATGAAATTATTTTTAAATGATATGAGAAATCAAAATGGATATGCGTTTGAATAATGGCTTTAGTACAATACCCTATATATAACACTTATAATCATTTATCTAAAGATCAAATAAATTATGATGCTGTAGATACTATTATGAGAAGAATCAATATGATGTCAGATTCTGAAAGAAACGAAATGGGATTAACAGATGAATTTTTACAATCTAATAAATTATATCAATACATAGAAGATGGTAGAATTAAATTTACTTACGATAGAAGATCAACAAAACATAAACCTACATATCATATACATATAGATGTAGCTGGTGATGGTATGTTTAGTAATTTAAGTAATCCTAATAGTCCTGATGCAAGTTTTATGCCTGAAGGACAACTAGATAAATTTCACCCAACTAAAAAAAGTGTAATACAAAAACAAGCATACGATAATTTATATAATAAAATTAGAGCAGATAATGCCCAGATAAGAAATATTCCAGCATTAGATGGTGCTGCAAGAGAGTTTTTTGGTTTTCTTATGAATATAGGAAACCTTAGAAAAGAAGGACTACAAGGTATAGAAAATATAATTAACGAAACACCAGCAATAAGCAACATCTACAAATTCTTTTTTGGTCAAGATGTAGATTTTAATGTAGATACTTTTCAAGAGTTAGGTGAACAAGCACAATATGAAAGTATGATACTAGAACAAACACAACAACTTTATGGTGATGAATCTAGAGCTGCAAAATATTCAGGTGTATTCCAATTTGATAAAGATAGTAAAATGTTAGAAGTAGATAATATATTCCTAAATGTTATAGGAAAACATGAAGGTGGGTTTTATGCAACAGTATATGATCCTACATACAGAGGTGATAAAACTCCAAGTGAATTAGGAGGAGTAGAAAATGTTTCTGAAGATTCTTTAATATCAAAAGATTTATACGAATATACTACAAGTGATAAAGGTGATCCTACTATTGGTTATGGTTTTTCTATAAATCCAAATACTGCTGGTGGTAAAAGAAATATTAAATTATTAGAAGATATGGGATATGACATAAACAAGCTAACTAGAGGTGAAGAAAAACTTAAGATGATTGATGGTCAGCGTATGTTTATGCAAATTGTAGATCAAACATTAAAAGAAGTAGAAACACTAATTGGTATGGATCTAAGAGGTAATAGAAATGCTTTACTATCTGTAGTATTAGTAGATTTAGCATATTTATCTGGTACTGGTAAAACAAGTTTTATTGGACCAAGATTTAGAAAAGCACTTAGTAACTATATGAAAACTGGTGATAAAAAATATATAGGTGCATTTCAATCATATGATGGATCTGATAAAGCAGTTAAAGGTAAAACATTAGCTGGATATGAACCTACATTATTAAACGAATTATATAATGATGGTAAAATGCAGAAAGACATAGGTATGGGTGGTAACTATACAAGATTCGAATATCTATCAGGTTTACTAAATGCATGGTCACAAGGATCTATGATAGACTTTCCAGCATTAAGTATAGAAGATAGGTTTGCTCCATAATGGGTGAAGTTACTGCTTATGATGGTAAAAGATACGACTACTATGATGATATAGTTAAACCTAGAAGTTTCTTTGATAATCTAGGTACAACTACAAAGAACATAGGTAAAGGTTTTTTAGACGAGAACCTAATTGCAATAGGTGCAAAAAAAATAATAGAAGCAGCTATACATGATAATCCTGAACATGAAATAAATAATAGATATAATATATATCGAGATCCACAATTCTTTGGTTATGAAGAAATAATACCTAATTTTTTACACGCCAAAAACTCAGAACACGCTAGACAACTATTTCAAGAATTTAAACAAAATGTTAAAAATGGCTATGGTAGTCCAGCATATATAGCTGGTAGAATACTTGGTGGTTTTACAGATATAACAAGTTTATTTATGTTTACTAAAGCTGGTAATGTATTGCTTAGTGGTAATAAACTATCACAAATAGCTAAGTTTGGTGGTGTACTAGGTGCTGAAGAATTAACAAAACAAGTTTTACATGACAATAGAACAGTTAGAGAAGGTATGATTATAACTGCTGCTGGATTTATAGTACCAGCTATTTTTCCAACTGCTAGAGCTGGTGGTAAAAAATTTGATAAATATGCAAATATGTATGATGAAGCAGATAATATAGCTTCTGATTCTGCTGGTGCTATGAGAAATCCAAAAACTAAGAAAAAGTTTGAAGAAGATTATCAAGCAGAAAATCAAATACAACCAACTGGATTAGGTGTTTTTGGTGAAAAGGGTCCTTTCAATCCTGTATTTAGAGTACTAAAAAATGGCACAAGTAATGCCCAAGAGTTTATAGAAAAAGTATTAGAACTACCTTTACTACAAGTTAAGAACTTTAAAAATATTGCAACTAATCCTAGTATAGAAAGATCAGTTAAAAAAAGATATCAAGATGTGTATATTGTAGAAAAACAAATAGATACATTGTATGATGAATATACCAGATCTATGGGATTAGAATTCAAAGGTAAAATAGAAAAACATATTAAACAAACATTTAACAGAGGTCAAAATATGCTATCTAAAAAAGAATTTAGACAGCAAGTATTTATGTATAGAATGGGTTACCTTGATGATGCTAATGAGTTTGTTAAAAGAGCATCTAGTGTATTAGATAAAAACTTCTATAAAAAGTTAGGTCAGGAATATATTGATCTACAAATACCTCTAAACTGGCACAAACAGTATCTTAAAAAAGTAGATGCTATTATAGCTAACTTAACAAGCGTTGTTGCTAGACGACCAAATTCTACAAGAGCCGCTGATAATTTAGCTAAATTTACAGGGATTAGAAATAAATTACAAAAACGAATTAAGATGTATGAATCAGGTCAAGGTCTGAAAAAAAATTACATAAACATAGTTTATCGTAGAGATAAAATTAACAATGATTTTGCTAACTTTGCTGCAATCATGGAAAAAGAATTAAAGTTTAGATATCCTAATATGTCTAAAACTGAAATAGATGAGTTAATAAATAATTTTAAAACATACAATCCACACATAGAATTACAAACATGGCGTACTATGGTAGATGATAATGTAGATGATTTAACTAACTTTGAAAAAATATCATCAAGGTTTTTTGCTAGAGAGTTAGATATAGATTATAGAGCCTTAATCAAAGCTGGTTTTATAGAAGATGATACTCAATTGTTAATGAGAGTATATTGGAATCAAGTTATACCAGATATAGAAATAACTAAAGTGTTTGGTGATCCTATGGGTTATGGAACACAATTTGGTAAAGGTAACTATGGTATGGGTATAAAACAGATCTATGATGACTATACAGCAGCAATAAAAGAGGTTGGTGAAAATACTAAAGAAGGTATAGCACTAGCCAAAACTAGAGATAAAATATTAGATGATTTAGATGTAAGTATAGGTCTTATAAGAGGTACATACGGATTAGCTAAAGATCCTAATAGAAGTATTAGTAGAGCTATAAGAATGGGTAAATTATATAATTCTATGACTATGCTTACTGGTATAGCACAAGTAGTAGACACAGCTAGACTTGTTATGATTAATGGTATTGGTAAAACATTTAGATTATCTTGGGAAGTCTTTACATCAGGTATGAGTAAAGAAGTATTTAATATGTCAAAGAAATCTGCACAACTAGGTGGTGAAGCATTTGATATGTACAATAGCTCAAGAGCCC